TGTCTCCTATAAATATTACCTGATTGCAGTTGTAGTTAGCGTATGTATCCTTGCAGAATTGAAGGTATTCTTTTAACTCAAAAGGAGCGTGAATATCTCCTACTACGAGAATTCTACGCTCCTGTTTGTTCATATAATTATATGAGGATAATCTTTGTCCTTTTAGCCGTGGTCTTTGTTCTTTAAATATCATCCTCTATAGATTCTTCTATGCTTTTCAGCTCAGATATTAATTTAGTTAACGAAACCTTTAACTCTTTAAATTCACGGTCAACTAGGCTTTCATATATCTCATCAGAAGAGTCATTTATACTTTTCATCAGATGATTGATATGGTTTAGTCTTTCTGTATCGTAGGATGATATTTTATTCATTATTTTTATTTTTCATAGACACCATTGTACCATATATGCAGTTTCTTTTCTACGTCTTGCTCTGTACCTATCTTAGTCCTTTGTGAGACAATATCAATGAGAGTTTTGACTCTGTTTTTAGATTGGCTTAGGGTATCAATTTTCATTTGCATTTGTTCTATTGTCAAATGTAAGTCTTTTTTTTGTTTATTTAAAAAATTTATGTGATTAATTAATTCTTTATTATAATGAGGCAGAGATAGATAGTAGTTATCCTTATCTTTTTTCTCTATAAAATTAGCCACAACCTTTAATTTATTATCTGAACATATTGCTTCAAACTCTTCCTTTACTAGGCCGTATCTATTTTTAAAAACATCATCTGTATTTAAGTATACTTCAAGGTTTTTTTCGTAGTGAATAACAGTAGCGTGGTCTCTATTTATAAAGCTTCCTACCTTTGAAAACCCATAGCCCCTTTTTCTAAGTAAACTTGAGAAGGCCATTCGGGCATAAACGTAGTTTATTTTCCTGCTTTTTGATTGCAGGTCGCAATGAAATGTGTTCTCACATATTTCAAGTAAAGCTAGTGCTTCATTGTTTAGTTTTAATTCTGTTGTTTCAGGATTGTATTTTTTTTTCATAATATGATTGGATTGAATTGTTTCTTAATATTGCATCAAGGTAATCGTTTACCTCAACGTACTCTAGGTCTATTATTAATGGAAGACCTTCCTCTTCTTTTATATACTCTACTGAATAAAATATATTACTTTTTGTGACTCCATACATTTTTTGTTCCCACCCTTCTTGTATTGGCAAGACATCAACTACTGAGGCTATTGCGTCTAGTATCTCTATACGTGACTCAGTTGATACCTCTACTATCTTTTCTATGAACCACTCCTGAATTTCAAACTTATATTCCTCTGTAAACCTCTGTCTTAAATCCATATTTATCTAATTCTTTTAGTCTGTATTCCTGTAGTGTTGACAGCTTCCCTGTTGGTGTCTTTACCTCGCTGAATAAAACATCAGCGTTGGGCTTAAAGGCTACCAAGTCAGGTATCCCATTCTTGTTAGTCTTAACTAGCTTGAGCACGTAGTACCCCTCAGCTTCAAGTTGTTTAATCCTTTTTTTTTGTATAGCCTGCTCTGTCATTAAAATTTATTTAACTCATTTATTTCAAGTATAGTTGCATTTGCTTTATGAAATTTAAACTTATCAAAGTTAGTTCCTTTTGATACAAAAGTTCCTTTACTAAAAAACTCATCACATGGAATCCAACCTAAAATCCAAGCTTTTGAAAAGTCATTTATCATTCTTAAAAAAATATAATAATCTGCTTTTTGTTTATGAACTCCATTCAAATCATGTGAGTTTACTGTACACCAATAATCTTCTTTAGGTTTAAACTTGCAGGTTATTGTTTTTACTTCTAACCTCTTATTTTTTTTGGATAACAAATCAAATTCATAATCATCAACATCCTTGTCTAAAGATAGATAATCCATTATTATTTTCTCACCAATATATCCAACCAATATACGATTTCTCTCAGAACCAAATTTATTTAAAGTTAGATTATCTTTAGATATAATCCTACTTAATTTTTGTTTAGCATATTCAATTGTTTCCTCAGTTATGATTATCTCAATCATAGAACTCATCCCTCCAATCTTCATAATAGTTTTTTAAAGTGGCTTAACGTATAGTTCTTTTTTTTACTTACGGCCTGATATATATCCTTCTCAATACCTCCCTCAGAGAATATCCAATACACGTCAGACTCTAGCCTCTCTTTGGTTGTCATCCTGTCTCGGCTCTGCCAATAGCTTGTGGCACTAAAGTCTATGTTGTAATACACTAATGCCTCTGCCTTGCGTAACGAGATACCTTCTCTTCCTGATACTATCTGCAACGCTATAGACTTATTGGTGTCCTCAAACTCACTAAGCTCGGTACATAGGCTGTCTCCGTATACTTTCTTTAGTGCGTTAAGCTCCTCCTTAAACTTATAGAAGATACCTATCTTAGCCAACCCAAAGTTGTCATAAATATACTCTGCTTTCGACAGGTCTAAGATAGTGGAATTTCCTGACTCAAACTTGACAGTTCCTGAATACATTTGATGTAGCTTCATCATCAGTTTTACAGGCGTGTCTGCTAGTATAACCTCATCCTTGCCCTCTATAACTAATTTATTTTTTAGCTGAGAAGTCAACCTGTATGTTAACTTTGACATCGGAACATACAACGTATGCTCCCTTGTGTCAACCTTAAACCCTGCCTCCTTCTGAGAGTAGCTTATTGTGTGTGGCTTCATAGCCTCGGTTATTGAGTCCCTACCTTTGGAGTAATCCTTAATCATCAGTCCATTAATCTTACGCTCAGTAACATCCACATAAATATCGCAGAACCTGTAAAAGTTTTTGAATGATGTGAAAGGATTTTTCTTGATGCCATAAACCTGATGGTAAAACTGACTGTATGACTCAGGAGTTGGAGTCCCCGACAGGAGTATCACATAGGGGTTATGCTTTTTAATTATCTCCTTCACCTGCTTTGCTCTATTACTTGGCTTAGGAAATGCCCCCATACTATGGGCCTCGTCAAGCACAATTAAATCGAACCTCTCAAGAGACTCCACCTTGTGTATTGACTCGTAGTTTATAACCTCCATCTCGTAGCTAGGCATTAATAGGTTATAGTCACTCTCAATACTAGATATTGCTTTCTTCTTGGTTACAAAAAGAACGTGTTTGCAGTTTAGTTTCTGTGCCACAGACAGGCTAGTGAAAGTCTTTCCTGTTCTAACCTCCATCGCTAGGTAAACAAACCCATCAGCAGAAATCATCTTAGCTGCCTGTGTGCTAATAGACTCCTGATATGGTCTTAGCTTTATAGTTGTCTTCTTTTTATTCATTAGTTCCTTATAAAATTCAACACTTCTATTTATCTTATCCAATACCTCCTTATCAATATCATATAATGGTATTGTAATTGTCGTTGCCTTCTTACCTCTACCTAGTTTCTCTTCCTTAGACTGTGTGCATATATCCTGAAGCAGTAAACACTTTTTATACATCATAGTGTCATTGTGAAAAGGGTCTCTCTCTATTATATCCTTACTGTCCATTACTGTCAAACATTTGTGACTGAGTTGGTATAGGCTTTGGCTTTATTATTATCCATCTTCCTGATGGGTCACGACCTTCTTCTTTTTGTCCTGTTGTGTATAATGCATACGACACCAACCACTTGTAAAACCTTGTCCTTGATATAGTCATCTTGGCTTTTGGTGCGTAGTCAGGATACTCTCCAATAAAATCAAAATATAAATCCTGCTTCATAAGTTTTGCACCTATCTCAAGAGATGAGTTTTTAATATGCCCCTCAACTAATCCACACCACTCAATAAAATCGTGAGATGTCTCAGCAGACAACTGCCTTGTTTTTAGGTTAACAAACTGACTCTTAACTAATCCTGTGGAAAGATAATTACTTATGCAGGAAACCATATAGTTGTCGAAGTTACACCACTCATCGTCATTCCAATCAGCAAAGAAGTGCTTACCAAACTCATCAAGAGGCGTATGGTCTTTGTTAAAGTGTTGATGAAGTTCTATCTCCCATTTTCTCCTAGCGAATGAGTTACCACTACCCTTTATAGCATAGTTGGTTGTGATTGCAATCTTAGGAGACTTACTAAATGGTATCTTAACCGCATCCTTATTCTTTTTCTCTAATGTCAAACCCTCTGTAACTACAGAGAACAGTCTTTCAAAGTCAAAGTGTTTTTTTACATCATCAAAGCATAGTATTTGCGTGTCGGCAGATACTAACTGATAAGGGAACGAGCGTTCAAACGCAAACTGCTTACCATCAATGACCACCAACTTTTTCATTTGAGATAATGCATTCATAAATAATCCCTTACCTGTACCACCTTCAGGGTTGTCAGATATAATTTCATCATTCAATATTACGGCAGGGCAGTAGCTTAGGTTCTTGTATCCGTGCATCATAAAGCCAATAGTAGACTCCATAGTTTTAGTCCTACTAATGTCATCACCACATATCCTAGATATAAACTTACCATAGACGCTATTGCTTTCACATATAGTAAACTTTCTATCTATAACGTGGTCTTTCCAAACGTATCCACCTAGGTCAATGTAGTCTATTGGCTCTACGCTATGGTTTGTTATCTTAACAGCACAGTTTCTGTAGTACAGGTATGACACATCTTTTGTGTCCTCTATGAAGTAAATATCTATTGTAGCCAAAAGGGTTAGAAAATCCTCTTTAAAGTATCTTACGTGGTCAGCGAAGTAATTATAAATACTTAGGTCATCCAATTGTATTAGGTGATTAAGAATAAAGTCCTTTATTTCTTTCTCAGACGTATGGTCAATAAGGTTATTGGTAACCTTAACAAACACATAGTTTTTATTTCCTTCGGGACAGAATTTATAGAACCCATTTTCTTCAAGAAATGTCTTGAATAGTATATGCACTATCTTAATTGTTCCCTTGTCCGACTTAGTCCAAAAACTTTCTATCTCGTTTTCTTTTTCTATTTTATTAAAGACCGCAGTAATTGTATCGCTATCCAAGTTGGACTCCTCTAGTTGGTAGCGAATCTCTTTTTTTGACACACCACGCCTTAGCTTTGTCTTTACTGAATTAAGTTTGTCTTCATCTTCGTAGTACTTAGTTCCAAAGTTACCTGTCTGTGCGTATGCAGAGTCTATTGTTCTTTGTATCTCAAGCTGAGAGAAGTCTGCGGTTATGTATTGGTTAAGTATATACCCTGCTAAAGCTTTGTTTATTCCGTAGTCATTGAAAGCCATTGCCAACACGTATACGTTTTGATTTCTCTGTCCCTCAATCATTGGATATTTTTTACTCCACCACTTTACAAGTATCTCTACAACTT